CCAGGCGTCGGGCTGTCAACGTGCGCGTCCAGGACTTCGGGGCTGGCCGAGAGGGCGTGGAAAACGTAGGAGAGCGTCGGCCCGGCGGTAGAGTAACCCTCGAGCGACAGCTGAGTCCGCTGCCTAAGTCGATCATCTTTCTCGCCGGGTAGGCGGTTAACGCCAAGATTGTTGGCGAGCTGGTCCAGGTCGCCGCCTTGCGCGTACGCAAGCATCACTGATTTGGCCGCATTGTTGATGCGGGCGCGCAGCATCAGCTCTCGGTACGCCACGACCTCGCACACCTTCACAATCGGCTCTGACTCCAGCGACAAAACCTCGGCGAGGGCCGGATCGGCTGCAATGACGTCGGCCTTGATGGTGGCCAGGATTGTTTCGTAGTCGAGCGGCTCGACCACTGGCGGCGCGGGCAACGAGGACATATCTATATTCACCGTGTGACCTCCACTGTCATGGATAGGGTTCCGGCGGTAGCGCCGAATACATACGTTCCGTACACGGTCAGCTCAATGCGGCCTGGCTCGACCTTGCCCAGCGCTACCCGCTGGAGCTTGAATCGTGGCTCCCACTTCCGCAGCGCGGCGGCGGTGGCCGCATAGATCGACGAGATCGTCATCCGGTTGGTGGGCGCGTCCACCAGGCTGAAAAGGTGCGACCCGTACTGGCGGCGCATCACGCGACTGCCTATTGGCGTCGTCAGGATGTCGCGTATGGACTGCTTTAGGTGTTCCAAGCCGCCAAGCGCGTGGCCGGTGATTGCGTTCATTCCACTCATGCCCAGATTTTGAGCTGGTGGGACGCATTGTTCCTGCGGCGAGGTTCCTGTTATTCGAAGGGCTGCTGGCTTTGCGCCTGCTCCTCGGCGGCCTGCGCAATATCATCGCGGCGCTGGGCTTCCAGCCTGGTCGTCAGGCCGCTGCTTAGGCTGTGCTCTGCGCGCGTCACTATCCACTCTCCATCGGCCAGCGCGTCAAAGCCTGTCAGCTGTATGGGCATTTCGGCGCAGATCTCCGGGCGGCCATAAATCCGCAACGACAGACTGGTTCTACCGCGCTGCAGCTGGCGCAGCTTGGCTTCGGCGGCGGCCAGGGCGTCTCTTTCCGATTTGTACGGGTGGCGCAGGTATGTGACGGGGTCGCCAGATCCCGCGTAAACATACTGCTGCTCGGCAGCGCGCGTGTTACGCCAATGGGCGCCGACGCGGGCATAGAATTGCCGTTCGTGAATTGATGTTCTCCAGCCGTCCCCGCCCAGCGCATCAGTCACAACGATGGTGGCCGTGGGGAGTGGCTCGCCATCGGCGGCCAGGCCTGTTCCGCGCTCAACAAATAACAGATGGCCTCCGGCTGGCTTCATGACCGCGCCGTGCTGGTCAGCCAACCGGGTAAGCAAGTTCAGATCTGACTCGTACACCTGATCGAGGTGATCAACAGGGACTCCCTCAAACTTCGCAGCCACCTTGGCGGTCAGATCATGTTCGGCTGCGACCTCTTGCACTATTTGACCGAGGGTCGTTTTATCCCAGGAGCGTTTCTTCTGGCTCTTGAGCGTGGCCTTCATGTCTGCGGCCTTGCCTTGCAAAGACAGCGTCCTGGGCAGCCCGGTCGATTCGATTTCGTCGATGGTGTACTTGCCCATGTCATACAGGCCCGCGCCCTTGTAGCCCATCGCAACGGAGAGGACCGCCCCGGTTTCCGGGATCTGGATAGCGCTATCTCGGTTGTCCAGCGACAGATCGAACTGGTCGGACGTAATACCGGCCTGATCAAGCACCCGCAGGGATAGTAGCCGGTCGCGGAACAGCGCCGTAATGTCTTCGCTGTCGTGGACTATTCTGAAATCAGGCGTCATGGCTAAGACCAAAGACGGATGGTGGCCACCGGCTCGGGGTACGTCGGCGCCTGGGGGATACGCAACAGCACGCCTGCTGGAAGTCTGATCGGCAGCGACGATATGTGCCTATTTGCTGCCACGATCAGGTGTACGGCCTGCTCTGTTCCGTAGATTTTCCAGGCTATGCTGTCGAGCAGCTCGCCGTCTCGCGTGATATATGTGTCGCTCATGTCACTCCCACCCGTTATCGATGTTCGCAGCGGAACCATTTGGCTCCATGGGGCTGTCGGCGGCGACAGCCATGGCGGCTGCAGCCAGAGCGATGAACGGAGCATCCTCTCCGTACGCCGACAAAGATATGCTGAAATCCACCTTCCTGGGCTGGCCATAAATATCCAGCTCGGCGCCCGTTTCTTCGATGTTCTCTATCACATAGAGTCCATACGCCACCCCAAAGTGATCCACAAGGTCGTAGGGCTCGCCAATGGCAGCGCGAGCGCGCAGGTCTGGCAGAGAGGCGGCACCGCCGGTGTAATGCGGCAGAAGGTAACCGCTTAGCTCAATGCTCTCATCGCCCGGCCCGATGAATTGTCGGGACGGTGTGCGCAGCAGCCTGTCTTGCTTTTCCCATCTGTAAGCGTGGGATCGTTTTAGGCTTTGATGCGCAAGGGTGCCGACCATAAAAACAAAGCCGCCCAGGGAAAGCATGGCATGTCCAGCAGGCGGCGGGTCGCCTGCTCTAAGCGCCCCGGAGATCGCGTTGCTGATCGTCGAGACCGCAACCATGCTTAGGCTGCGAATGCCCTCCTGCGCCAGGCGGGCGATGGGGTCGGGTCCTGTGGCGGCGACAATGCTGTCCAGGCGGCCTGTGTCCATGGCGCGCCCAGCAGCAGAGTAGCCCTGGTCGCCTGCAATTGCCCCCACGGCGGCGGTGGGGACGCGACTGAACTCGCGCGACAGTTTAAGCAGGCTGTTCCCGGTCAGCGCGGCGGCAGCTCGTTGTGCGATGGTCATGCCCAATCTCCCAGGGCAGCACGCTGTGCCAGCCCGTTTTCGCGGCGCAGGAGGTCAGAAACGCGCTGTGCCAGCGTCTCTGCGCTCTCGCCCGGTAGCTGTGTAATGTGAAAGTTGTTGGTGATGGTCACTGTTTGTGCTGCGCCCTGGCCGCCTCGACCAACGACCATGCCAGCGGCGGCGCTGCCCGCTTGCTGGCTGCCGCTCACGAGGCTGGCCGCATTGTCCAGTATGGCTGACGCCGGAGATGCTGCCTGCGCGATGTCGTATGGCGCAGCCAGCGCGGGTTGGAATGCCATGGTCGCGGCGGTGCCGAGCCCTGCAGCGGCGCGCCCCACGGCGCCTATCATGTCGCCAATACCCACAGCGGCGCCTTCTCCGACCGATCTGCCCAGGCCAGTAAACACGCGAGATGGTGACTGGATGCCCAGCTTTTCTTTGAACCAGCCCATCGCGCTGTCGCCCATGCCGACGATGCTGTCTTTGACGGCTGCCCCCATGCTGCGAATCCCGTTCACCATGCCCTGCATCATCATGCTGCCCAGCTCTGTAAATTTTCCGGGCAGCTCAACGCCGAGCTGGGAAAGCCCCGCTGATATTGCTTGATAGACAAGACCAAGGGGCGACCAATTCAATAAAAGAGCGCCAACACCCACAATCCCGCCGTCGACTGCTGCCTCTATCTCGCTCCATATCCCGCCGATGAAGGATGCGCCCATGTTCCATACGCTGACTACAGCATCCCATGCCGACTTGCCTGCGCGGGCGATTCCATCCCACATCGCAGTGAACCACGGCCCCACCGTATCCCAATTGGCCATGATCGCCCCCGCAGCGAGGGCCAGGCCCATGATAATTATGCCGATGGGGTTCGCGGTCAGAGCAAGGCTGACAACGGTCCATATCGTTTTAATGTTGCCGAGCAGGCCAATAACCGGCGCGATGGCCACCTTCCAGGCCAGAAATCCTGCAGCCATGCCTGCGATGGTCTTGATCGCCGCTTGGTTTTTTGCGGCGAAGTCCGCCATGGGAATGAGTACAGAACCCAGGGCCGTGAATAGCTTGTTGACGATTGGCAGCAGCACCGTTCCAATATTGATAGCCAACTCGCCGATCCGGTTCTTGAAAATCTCCCATTGAGCAGAGAAGGTTCCAAGGCGCGCCTCGTACTCGCGGAGCATGCTGCCTTTTGCGGCCTCGCTATGCGCCAGCTCGAGCTGGCGCCGAAACTCATCGGTGCCGTTCGCCAGCTTGGCAAGAGTATCGGAGTGCTCAAGCCCCACCAGTCCAACCATGACGCCCAGCTGCTGATCAGCCGGGAGCTGGCTGGTTGCCTCCATGACTTTCATGATGGTGCCAATGGCATCCTGCTGCATGCCCTTCTGGACTTCCGCAGCGCTCAGGCCAATATCCTCTAGGGCGGCTTGCATCTTCTTGGAGCCACTAACTGCCGCCCCAAACTTCTGCAACATCGCGTTTGTTGCAGTTGATGCCGTCTCCTGGCTCTCGCCTAGCGTCAAGAGGGTTGATCCAAGTGCTGCCATGCTCAGATCGGTTATCGCAACGCTCCCGGCCACGCCGCCTGTTCTGGTCAGGAAGCCAATGATATCCCCGCCCTTGCTGATGGCGTTATCATCCAGGTAGTTGATGGCGTCAGCGAGCCCGTCCATTGCGGTGATGGGGCGCTTATAGAGCCCAGAAATTTTACCCATCTGCTCCGCAAGCGGGCCATATGGAAGTTCGAAGGCTTCGGCCATCATGCCCACCTGCTGAGCGTATCCTTTCAGCTCCTCGCGAGCAATTCCCATCCTTGCGCCACCAGCAAACATCTCGGCGATGCCGCTCATGGCAATTGGCATTTCGCGCCCGAGCATTTGAACCTCATGGCGCATGTCGTGATAGACCTGCGTAAGTTGCCCGTTTTCGTCGCGGGCGCCCTCCACCTGCTTGGCGATACCAAGCATCGAGTCCTCAAAGGCGGCGGCGGGTCTGATAAAGGCCGCGCTGACAGCCGCGACCCCGGCTGTGGCGCCAATCAACGAGGATCGGGCCGAAGAGGCCCATTCACCGAGCTTGTTTTTTGCTTCCAGATATTGGCTCAAGCGTGCGTGCTTGGCCTGTACGCGGTCGACCTCGTCGCCGATCTGCCGCATGTTGGCCGCGTAGCCGCCTGCCGCGCCGCCTGCGGCCCTGAATGCCGCGTCGGCCTGTGTCACCCGCTGCCTGGCGCGCTCAACGCCTGCAGCCGCCCGTTCCGATGCCGCCTTGGCGGCTTCAAAGTCGCGCGACCAATCTTTCCGGGGCGGGCCAGAGCTCAGCTCCTGGCGTAAGGCCATCACCGCGCGAGAAGCGGCGGCGGCCTTGGCGCGTGCCTTTTCGAGATCGGATTCAGCGTTGCCGAGCAGGTTGACGCGCGACCGGCGTTGCGACAGCTTGGCAGCCTCTTCGCCGATCATCTTCAGTTGCGTGTTTACGTGCTTGGTGGTGCTCGTAAACTGGCCGGAAACTGCCGCGCCTATCAGGATGCCTACAGACAGGTTTTTCAATTTCGGCCCCTATTTTCCTTTGGCGGCTTGGGTAGCGCCTCAAGCCACTCGAGAAAATTGTCCATTTCCAAATCAAGAATCTCGCCCAACGACCAGCCGGTGTGGCTGGCCAGGGCGATGACGGCCCGTCTCAGGACTTTTTCGGAGACAGGCCCGTACGAAAACCCGCAAACGTCTCGCGCAGTTTTTCGTAATCGGCCAGATCCATGTCCTCCAGATTAGAGGGGGCAATCTCGCACAAGAGGGCGAACATGCACACTTCGGTCATGGCCGGGTCGTTGTTGGCTTGGCGCTGGGCGGCGATCTGGTCGCGCACCTTGCCGCGCCGCATGTGCAGAACGCTGACCTGCGCCCCATCCATATCGACCGGGCGATCAAGCGTGATCTTGATGCGATCAGGGGTTTGTGGTTTGACTGTATCTGCCATTTACTTGCCCCCCTCTGCGGCTTTGCTCGCGCCCTTGCCTGTGACGGCCTTGGGCGCGGCTTGGCCTGCATCTTCTTGGGCGTGCACGACGGGCGCATTGTCAACCTCATCGTGCGGCTCTACGTAGCCGCCAGTTGTCAGGAAGGTGGCCTGCTTGTCGGTCAGGCGGACGATGGCGCCGCTGGCGACATAGCTGTTTCCGTGAGGAAACGCCTTGATGGCTCGATAAGTTTTCATGTGCTTTCCTTGGAGTTAAATCGCCAGGTGCTGCCGGGCGGTTTCGAGTTGATCCACGCCGTTGATCACGGCCACGTAGTTGACGGGGTCGATCTCGTAAACGACGTTTCCGTCAATTTCCAGCTTGTAATAGCGCAGGCTCATGCCGATGGTGATCGGCATTTCTTCGCCGGGCTTCCAGGTTCCCTGATCGACTTTTGACAGAATGCCGCGCATGGTCACGACCACGGGCTTTTTTGTGCCGTCGTCAGACACCATCGCGGCGCGCCCGACAAACGCAAACTGCTCGCCGGGCAGGATGCGCATGGTGTTCATGATGTCGCGATCAAATGAATAGAGCGTGGCCTCTGATTCCAGCTTTTCAAAGCGACCCATAGGAACGTCGACGGCGGTTGCCATGCCGCCTGCGCTGTACTCAAGCATTACTGGCGTGATGACCGGTGGCGTGAACTCTTTGACGCGGCCCGCGTAACCGCGACCGTCCACAAAGAGATTCATGTCATAAAGAATGTCTGCAATCATGATTTGATCCTTTGATGCCGATTAGGCTGCGAGCTGCATGAACACTTCTTCGATGTAGTCGTCAACCAGGCGTGAGCGGAACACAATGTGCTCGGCTGGGTATGGCGGCGTGAAATCGAAGTCGAAGTAGACGATGCCCTGCTTGATTTGATCCGGCGTATTCAGCTCGGCATCGGCCCAGGCGCGGCCCCCAAGAATGGCGCCGATGGCTTTCAGGTGGCGCAAATAGGCATTGACGCCTTCGAGAACGTCCTCGACGTATGTCTTAGAGATGTTGCGGTCAACCGCCCACATATGTGCACGCAGCAGGCTTTCATTGATCATGTCCGCCGTGCGGCGCACAGAAAGAAAGGCCCACTTCGGATCGGCTGAGCAAGTGCGGTTGCCCCAGAGACGGTAGCCGTCTTGCTGGATGATGGTCGCCACTTCGTTTTCGTTCAGAAAATTCGCGCGGGCGTTCGGGTCACCCAGGACAAAATCGACCGCTCGGGCCGTGCCGGTTATTCCAAACATTTCTGTATTGGACGGCGACCACCAATATCCACGGTCATTGTCTGATCGGGCGATCATCCCGGCAACGCGAGCGGATGCGGGCTGCAGCGCCTCTTCGTTGACCTCGGTATCCCACACTTTTACCCAGGGGTCTACTAGATAAACTCGGGCCGACCCAAACTTCTCGCGGTAACTGATGGCCTCTTGATCGGTGGTGTTCGGGCCATCGGCAATAATCACGGCGCGCAAGCGTTCTGCAATGCCCATCATTTCTGACACGACGGCCTGGTCGTTCGACCAGCCCGGAGCGATCAGAATCTTGGGCTGCACCTTCACGATGCTTTCTGCCCCCAGGAATGCCTGGACGCCCAGGTATTGCCCGACGGGGCTGATGCCGCCGATAATGTTGCTTTTGACTTGCTCTGGCGTCTCGGAGTCGTCGACGCGAACCACCACCACCATGGCCCCGGCCTGGTCGAAGATGGCGTCTATGGCGGCGGGGAGCGTCCCGGATGCACCCAGGGGGGCAGCCTCCAGGCGGCTCCCGGCGATCAATACCGGGACGTTCAGCGGGAACGCCTCGTTTGCGCCGCCCGCGAGAAACCGCGCGGACATGGCAGAAAGAATACCGGCCCCGGTTGATGCGCCTGCGGCGGCTGTCTGCACAAGCGCCGAGGCAGCAGGGCTGCTGTTGATCGCGGCCATTGCCTGCGCCGCTGTAGTGGTGACAGCGCCGGTTTCGTCTGTCGCCAGCGCCACAGAGACGGTCGAGCCGGACACCGACACTGCCAGAGCGGCAGATTCGGTCGCTGGGTTTCGGTAGCGGATCGCAATTTGATTGCCGGAAGCGCCGGGGCTGACGGCGGTATAAGTCAGTGCCGTATTGGAGGATGCTGTGCCAATCGTCAACGAGGCGGTGGCCTGCTGCTGGGCATCAGGGGCGGTTCCGATGAGGCCAATAACGCTGGATCGGACGGTTGAAATCGGGC